TATGTTATGGGCATCTCTAATCGGTCCAACTTTTAAATTGGGTATATCCTGACCTGCAACAGTGATAATGCACCTATCGTTTTCTATTGCGTGCAAAAATAAGTTTTGAAGTATTGAGTAAGTTTTACCGCTACTTGTACCGCCTTGATTAATTACTATATCGGTATTCGCATTTCGGTTACTTAAAAATACGTCTGTTGTTTTAAACATCTGTTTCCCTATTTGCTAAAGGCACTCCGCTTGTAATTACTTCTACTTGTATTTTACCTGTTAGCTCAGTTTTATTTGTAGTGTCTACTGTCTCCTTTGGTTTACCAAATACACGGGTAAGCAAAGTTTCTAAACTATAAAGGCTTCCCTTCTCTAAGCTTTTACGCATAGCAGATGCAATAGTTTTCTCTAATATAGTTGCCCTTGGGTTATCCCATACTGACTTAAGTTCCTCTAAGTCCATTGACATCATAGCCTGTATGGTATCATTTATTTCCGATACCTTATAGCCTTGTTCTTTTAATAGGCTTACATATTTTCTTGGTCTGCCGTTTGGGTTACCAGATTGACCTGGCTTGAAAGGTATTAAGTGTTCTTTGCTCATTCTGTTATTATTCTGTTTATACCCCCTTTAAAGGTATTTTTAATATAGGGTTAAAGTCATAACTTCTCTTGCTTTTTTTATCCTGACTTATTATGTTAGAACCCCATTTTTTTTGCAACAATTCAAATTGTTCTTTTTCTTTTTGCAGGTTTCTATATGTTGCACACCCACCAGATTGTTCCGCTTGTTTCACATCATAAAAGGCATAGTTAACTCTTAGGCACCCACGATTTGCTTTGATGTGCTGAAGTGTAATATCGTAATCTTCTTTTAAAGGCAAATCTTCGTCATATCTAATATTGTTTTGCAGATGAGCCTGGAACGGACCGCCTATGTATTGTAAAGTTCCAAATGGAGTATGTTCTCTATATGCCCCCTTGTCAGGTATGCAATTTAACCCCCAAAACTTAAAACCCCAATCCTTACATAATATAGCCATTGACTCGCAAAACTCCATTAATTCCTCAGGGTTAAACTTAACCTTACTTTGTTGTTCCCATCTATAAATGCCTTTGCAATCATCATCTAATAAAATAACGCAATCAGCATCAAATAGGTTATCTAAAATATAATTCCTAATTCTGCATAAGTTACCCTGTGCGCTATCTGGAACGATATGTATATCGTTACCATTTTTAATATATTCCTCTGCTTCGCTTTCCCTTACTATTAATTTAACGAATGGGTAGTTTGTTTGTGTGATGCTCTTTTGTGGTCTTTTGTAAGACGGAGCATAAAATTTAACCTTCATTTCCGCTTTCTTTAATTTTTAAAATTGCATCAACTCCATCAATAACCCTTCCTACGCCTTTACTCCAAGTTTTACCATTCTGCCTTAAACTATATGTGCTTTCTAATTGGAAAATGCTTTGCACTTGTAACCAATCAATATCTGTACTAAATTTTAGTACTATGTAATTGCTTTGTTGATCTAACTCATTGCTTATTTTAACCTCGCCCTCTATTTGCTCACTATCGCTCACTCCTGGAATGTCTAAACCCCAATTTTCTAAATCTTCAGCGTCCCAATCATTAGCAAGGTCTTCCCAATTCCAATCTCCAAAGCCTACGTTGTCTTTAACTATAAACTCCTTTTGTTGTTCCTCGGTTAATTCACTTGCTTTGATAATTGGTATTTCTTTAAGTCCTGCTTCTTTACAAGCCTTAAGTCGCATATTTCCACCAAGCACAACCATATCGTCATTAACTACAATAGGTCTAAGGTTTAGCATTTGTGGGAAGTCGGTTATTGACTTGACAAGCTTTCCAAACTTATCGTCTTTAATTATTCTGGGGTTGTTAGGGTTTGCTTTTACTGTGTTGATTGGTACATTTTGTATCATAGTATTCCATTTATTATGTCATTGGCTTCGTCTAATGCGTCTTCTTGATCAAGGTAAGTGTCAACGTCTGCTATATGCTTATTAATTAGGGTTTCTGCCATTGCATAGGTATAATGTCCTATCGTAGTCATATCGTCTCCATTTTTACCTGTCTTACATACCGCAAGAAAGTAAGCTTTGTGTGTAAGGAGTAACCATATAGCATTTAGTTTTCTCATCTACCTTGTCCTCTATAAGCTTTTTCTCTTGGCGTGTGCTTATTAAAGGACTTCTTTGCAGAACCTCTTTTGCGTTTACCAAAGCTAATTTTGTTTTTATTCTCATTACCCTTTGCCATAATTCTTTGCGTGTATGTCTTTTAAAAACTCTTTATATTGTTTTTTATCTCCGTATTCTATGTGGCACTTCCTACAAAGTCCCATAAGGTTTTCAATCGTATTTTTGTCTTTGCTTCCACCCATTCCCCTTGCCTCAATATGATGTACATCTACTGCCTGTGCGCCACACACTTCGCAAGGAATGAAGTCCGTTTTTTTATAGCCCATTCCCTGCAAATATATTTGTGTGTGTTTCTGCATACTTTCCCCATTAATTTTTTCGTTAGTTAATAAATAAAAAATTAAGTATGCAAATTATTTTCCGTCTATCTCTTTTAACTTATTAATCGCCCATTCAACACCAGAAGTTCCGCCCCATGCGTCCCACATCAAACCGCCACAACCTTCACTATAAGGAACGTCTTTATGTTGCTGATGTCTTTTAAAGGAAGCCATACGGGCAATCGTATCTCTACTAATCGGCTCACGATTTGCCAACTGCCTTGCTCTTGCTTTACCTGTTCCTTCCCCACATGAACCCCACCCATTTTTCTCTGCCCATTCTATTGCCCTCTTTGCGTTATTAGTTGCACTTTCAGGATAGTCAGTATAGCTTTCGGCAAATTTTCCACCTGCAAGGATAGCCTTCCAAACTTGCATTGCTTTTTCCTCGGTATCATACACGCAACCGCCTGAGCCTATTCTATATTTCCCGTTAGAGCATTTAATTACTGGCATAGTTTACTATAAATATACTTTCGGTCTAAATTTATCTCGTCAAAGTTATACTTCTTTTGGCAGAACTCAAACAACTTCTGTCCGCTTTCCTTTCGCATATCTGCATCACTCACTAAATCTTTTATATGCTTATACCAATCCTTTTGGCTTTTAACGTAATGCACGGGCATATCTAAGTAAGGATTGACGTAGCTAACTATGGCAGGGTTCTTTTTAGCAGCCGTTTCTAATACCTTTAAATTTGACTTCATAGCGTTAAACTTGTTATCTACAAGTGGGATAACTGAAATATCGCTATCCGTATAAGCACCCATATATTCAGTAACCTTTGCATAGTTGTAGATAGTAGGGTTAAGCTTTAGTCCACAAGTAAAGGCATCTATCATTTTATCCCATATAGGCTTCTCCCCGTCATTGTAACCTGCAATAACAGTTCTTATGTTCATACCTTGTAACCTTTTAAACGGCTGCCTAAGTATCTCTAAATCTCGTTCGTGCGTTCCGCTACCGCTCCAGAACAATCTTACTTTGTAATCTTCTGTCTTGTTATCCTGGAACTGCTCTTTACCGTAAGGTAATGCGTTTGGTAATATGTGTACGTTCTTATTGTATTTAGTTATCTCGTCTGCCAACCTTTCGTGTGTGCAAGTGCAGAGGTCTGCAACTTCTAAATAATCGGTAATTAGTTTACCTATGTTATTGTACTTATATCTTAAATACAACAAATGGCTTTCGCTAAGTTCCCAGTAATCGTCATTATCGACTACCAACTTAAAGCCGTACTTGGTTCGCCAAGTGTGCATTTGCTTTGCATCTATCTCATTTAACATTCTATTCATTAGCACAATATCCCAACCTTGTTCTAATAGTTCGTCATTAAGTACGTCTGTAATAAGTGCGTACTCTTTTTCCATATTAACTATTGGCATCATAATTCTATGATATCCGACACCCGAATTAGCTGAAGTTATACAAAGTATTTTCATAAGTTTATATAATAAGTTTTATTTCCATTTGTATAACCAGATACATTATTGCTATGCAAACTCCAGGTCTTTTGTACTAATTCATTTTTATTGTAACCATAAGCATCAATGCTATTTTGCTCAATATGATTAGCGGTATATTCTTTAATGAATTTCGTATGCAAACCTGCTGCCCTGCATCTCGTACAATAATCTAAATCTATTGCTCCATAA